CGCCATCGCCGCCATTTTCAACGCTGTTCTCATAAATCCTCCTGATAAATGTTCTCTTTCATCGGTGTCATATCTCGTACGCAAAATTTACCCGGACATGGTAGTTGGTTGTAATATCCGCAAAGGCAGTATAAGCCGCATCAATAGAATTAATAAATCGATAATTAATATCTCCGCCCGTCAGGAGAGGAAACCCCTTACTCGCTGTTACTGGGTTGCTTGCATTGGCGGCCAAGTATCCCATACCAGTCATGTCACTCAAGATTGAGGCAGAAGGCGCAAGAGGTAATGCTATTTGTATAACTCCACTCCAGCTTCCTAAATTGGTTATTTTGATAACATTAGTAACAAAACACAAATGACCAAGCAGCAGGTATCTCCCTGTATATGGACTGGCGGCAAAAGTGCCAATAGTTCCGGCTGAACCGGTCACGGTTGGAGCGTAATTAGTCCAGGCAAGGCTAAACAATAGGTTTGCAAGCGTTATTTGTTTAGTTTCAGCAGCTCCACCAGGCGCCGTTACTATCGGAATAATATCTGTAGTCAGCATGCTGGTTGCCGCAGTTAGTTGTGTGATTTTTTTTGTGCTCATTGAATTATTCTCCTTAAGACTAAGCCCAAGGAACTAGAGAATAACCGAATTCTATAATTCCACCTTGACGAATAGTAAATTTTACCGATTGGATAAAACGATCTACAAGGCTGATACCAGTTTGTGTTTCACTGACCGCGCATAAATCTCCAACATCAAAATACAGAAAAGCTTCCATCAGGTTGAAATCAGTATTCGCTAGAAAGTTGACACTTTTCACATCTGGATAAGGGTCTTTGTAACCTAACAAGTTATCGGTCATCGTTTTTGCCGCTAAAATATAGGCTTGATAAATCATATCTATGTCTAATTCTGAGGTCCCGTAAGCCGCTTCAGATGCGGTATCTTCTGCTGTATAGGTGATGGGTTCATAGACATAAACGCCCTGTCCCCTTTGTTGCAGCAAGGTAATAAAACCATTTGTAGACCCACCATTGCCGATGATAATCGTTGCCCCTGAAACATAAGAGGTTCCTCCCATGTCGATAAAAGCATCAAGGGTCGTTCCGGTTCCATCGGCTTTAGAATTCAGGTGGCAGTCAGTTCCAGGAACAATCCCGGAAGTCAAGGCAGCTGTAACTCTAACATTTGGCATATTAGGGTCTGAGTATGACACATTAAATGTTTTATATTCTCCGGCAGCCAGACTCTCAACAGTGTGAAGAGTGAACAGAACTTTTAGACTTGCATCGCCAGAACGGGGATGAATCGTGGTAACAATCTTATTGAAAATTGTGCCCTCTTGAGATTCCAGCGACACCATATTATTAGCGAACGAGCACTTTACGAGTTCATCCCAGGCAATCAGGCTTCCGTCCTCTTGCACCAAATCCTGGCTTGCCTCTGTGATGGCGGTGTCAGAATACATCAATTCTAATATGTGACTGGCAATTGTTCGGTAATATCTATAGCCTCTACCCTCAACAATAAATGTCTCGCCTGTGGCTATTGCACTGGTGTCAGAATGACGCACATAGGCATAACTACCTTCTGATGTAACTAATTTACTTATTTCTGATAATGCCCTGGTGTTGTTCTCGACGGTGTCATAAACATACGGAAAAATGTTGTAACCAGTCCCAAAAACCATATCATTAGGCGTAATAGAAAGATGGGAGAAAATAATATCTGTCACAATCTGATCAATTCGTAAATTTGTTTGATAGTCAGCAGGAGGATAAAGCGTAAGTCTAGCTAACCAGTCCATATAATCTAAAACGGTCACTGAAACACGACGAGATCCCCAAGTGCCTGAATCTGGAGCAATTTTAGAAATATGACCGTAGAATTTATAAACCCACACCCCCGCAAATTGAACTGATAAGCGCACATTCTTTCCCATTGTCCAGCCCGTTAAACAACTGGCATTACTGGGAGAGTAATATCCAGCCACATTGCCAGAGCAGCCCGCATCATTTCTAAGAGTAAATTGTAAGATTCCAGTTGAAGCTACTCTATCGTTAGGCGTGGCTCCAGGAATACCCCAATTTGCCGAGATGTCACTAACCACATCGGCGGTAATATCTATCCAGGATGGGGCAATGTAAACCTCCATTTTTATTGCGGTTGGGTAAACTGGGTCGCTCATCCCGAAACCTTCAGCATGGCGTCGCGGATCCCCAGGACAAACGCGTCCATTGGGAAGCCTGACCAATCCACTGTCATTTTTCCTATCTGGTTATTGGGGATGATCGAACCATTGGAGCCAGGGTTGAAAATCTCAGGGCCGCGCTCACCGACCAATACGGGGATATTGGCTTGCACGCTGCCTCCAGAGGCACGTGCCGCGATAGGCGTCCAAAAAGAGCCATTCCAGGACCATTTCATTCCTGGACCAGGGCTACCGCTTGGCATTGCAGGCGTTCCGCTATCTCCCCCTGTTGGTATGCCTGGCGCACTTGCGCCCAAAACGGTATTGAGATAGGTTGTGATGGTGATGGTCTTGTCTTTTAAGGCTTGCAGAGCGTTCTCGTAATCCAGTACCTGCTTGGCCGCGTCCGCCTGTTTCCAGATCCCTTGGGTGATCAGGTCAATGCCGGATGCCGCCACCAGAGCGGTGGAATCGATTAACCCCAGGCTAACGGCAAGGGCCATGTTCGCCTGGTCTGCGCCTTCAACCGCCAACTTGTTGTAAATCATCGATGCCGACCAGGTATCAAAAGACCCGGAAACGGTATCAATAGAGAACGTTATGTCGTTGACCGCCGCATTCGCCTGGTTGACAGCCGGAATATAATCCCAATAATCTTGCGTGCCATGTTGAACCACGATATTAAGATTGCTTTGCGACACAGCCGCAGCATCATACCGGGCAGCCAAACCAGTATAACTATCGGCTATATTTTGCACGCCTTGAGCAATGGCCGCGTCCGAGGCTGCCGCTGCTGCGTCCTTGTCATCTTTCAGCGATTGTGTGTGAATGCGAATCGCCTGAGTAACAGTTCCAAGGATGGGCACCCACCCTAACCAGGATGTACCCGTTTCAACGTTGGCGGTTTGTGATTTGTTGTACCAGGTGAGCAACCCTGTAAACGGCCCGGCCAGGGCTCCGCCGATCTGGAGCTTAGTATTCTCGAAGACATCGTTAAAATCATTCTGAGACGCCTTGAGTTTTTTGTTTAACTCGATCTGCGCTTCGGTAACTATCTTGGCGCCCCCAACGGCTTTGGTAACTTTGTCGATGCCGGCCGCGCCTAGCTCCATGTACTTGGCCAGGTCTTCTCCGCTCTTACCCAGGTTATCCATCAGGAACTTGGCACGTTCCTGTCCAGGATTGAGCTTCAGATACTGTTCTGACAGGTTCTTGACGCCGGTAATGGAGGTGTCCAGGCCATTACGTGAAGCTGCCTCCATCGCTTTTTCGAGTGACTCGAAACTGATTCCCAGATCACCGGTAGACTCAATCAGGCGGCTTGAATCCTCCGCGCCGGTATGGGTCAGTCTGGAATAATCCTCAACTTGCGTGGCCAGCGCCGACCAACCCTTGATCGAATCGTAAGCCGCTTTGCCCATGCCGATCACTGCGCCGGTCACCCCGGCCACACTGGCGATGGTGGTCAGCGATCCCAGTCCCATCTCCTTCAATACCGCGTTGAATTGGTCTCCGCTCTTGGATGCGCCGCCCAAGCCTTGTTTCATCCCCGCGGTGGTTTTGTCGGTCGCAGCTCCGGCTTCGGCCAGTCCAGCCTTATAACTACCGGCGGCCATTGTCAGGCCAACAACCAGGTCACCAATCTGTCCAATGTCAGCCATGATTGCTCCTGAGATCGACTCCGCCTAGTGCAATATTAATTAATTCAACTTGTGCTAACTGCTGGTGCCAGTCCGGTTTCACTTCCGGTTCCTTTGGGGCGAAACTAAGCATAAAATCACCCATGGTATAGGGATCATTTTTCTTGTCTTCGTTCCTGAAAACATTGGCAATTGTTGACGCAATCACCGCAGCCTGGTAATCGCCGCGCTCATCACCCGCCGGTTCTATATCCAGATAGGCTGACCAATCCGTAAGTTCTGCGCTGGAGATATGCTCCAATCCCCATGCCACGGACGGCCAGCCTAAAAGGACGGCTAGCTTGTGGTAGAAGCGCCGCTCGGGGCGCTGGCGAAGTTTTTTGCTGCGGTCTCCACGACAGTGGGAGTTAGTCCAGACAAGCGCAAAGCAGCATCGAAAACCAGATCAAGTGGGGCAGAGTTCTTCTCGCCCAAAGCAATCACATCGGCTTCGGAAAAAAGACGCTCGCCTTGCTCGTCGACCATGCACTCAGCGCCCCACCTGGCGCGCAGATTGATATAACGATCGACTCCAGCCAAGCCAGAGCGCTCGCCTTCGAAGCGATCACGCTGCGCACCGGTCATACTGCGCACCAGCACCGACCCGCCCCACCACTGCGAGACATCTACCTCTTCGGTCTTGAGGTCGGACGCGGCAAGGATATCTTTTTTACTTAGTATCTTGGGCATTGGTTATCCTTAAGCTAAAACAGGTGATCCTGTGATGCGCATTGTGATATCCGCGCCTAACTGACCTTTGACCGGCGCCTTGATGCTGACCTGTTCCACGTAGCAAGCGAAGGTCCAGGTGGTAGAGTCCGGAAAAACCATTTGGTAGTTGTGTTTGGTTTTGTTGTACCAGTCCCCAACCAGGCCGGCGGAATATGAGTGCGTCGCATCCGATGGGATAAATCCGATAGGGAAGGTAATCGCTCCCAAGCTCTTGGTGGTGGGGATAGATTCCTCGAAGCCGTTGGTGCTGCCGTGGTTGGTAGCATCCTCGAACTGGGTTTTGAGCTGAGGCCCGGCGATATCGCCCACCTCAGCGATGGCGGTAAAAACTTCGGGGGTGGCGCCGTTACCCCGTTTGAGCAGGGTGCCGAATGCTGCGATTGAGTTGGTTATAGGCATGATTTATCTCCTCAATCAGTTAAACGAACGACAAAAAATTTAACATCAGTGCCCCCGGCATCGCTGATTATGTTGCACGTTCCATCCGCCTGCTTGAACCCGGCAGGTTGGATCTGGGG